GTATTAATACACCTTCTATTCCACTTACTGCAACTCCACCTCTTGTAGAAGCATCGTTTAAGTATTTCCAGCTAGTTTTATAGAAGTCATAAGAACCTCTTCTAAAACCAGAGAAACCTAAATTAAGCGCCATGTCTTCAGAGTTTTCAAATAAACCATAAGCTGTTCCACCTACAGTTCCACCTGAAATTTGTCCTAGCATGTCATCAAAATCTAAATCCAAAGATCTATTTAAGAAAAGCATGTTTTCTTCAATAGCTCCTTGAGTATCTAGGTTCTTAAGCACTTGATCAAAATCAGAAATACCAGTACCTCCAGAAAATCCAGACATAATGTTACCTCTTGCTTGAATAGCAGCAAATAAACCTTGAGTACCGTGAGCAACAGAAGCACCACCAGCAGCTGAAAACCCTGGTACATTAGCTGATTGAGCAACAAATCCACTACCAGCAGTAGCTAATTCACCTTCAACCATTGCCATTTCTAAGTAATCGTCAAAACGTAATCTTGTTTCAGACTCAGACTTTAAATACCATAAGTATCCTGATGTTCCATCTTCTGTAGCAACTTCTACCCATCCAATTTGAGCCATATCAGAACCGTTTATTTCAAACGAATCTTTTATAATAATTGGTTGATTAGCAAATTGAGTAAACTGAGGCTGGATTGATTTGTAAGAACCAGCAGTTCCAGCAGCGTTTACAGGACCAGGAGTTCCTTTAGCAAATACAGAACCGTACACAAATATTTTTAATGTACCAGCTCCAACTGCAGAAACAGGAAAACCACCCGCAGCAGCAGAAAAATCTGCAATAGTAAATGGATAAGCTGTAATACTAGTTGTTGTACCAGCTCCAGCAGCAATTGCACCAACAACAGCTTTTACAGTAACTCCAGTAACAGGATCCATAACAACAATAGTGTCGTTAGGAAAAACAGCATTTTGAATTGTTCCATTGTTAGTTGGAACGTTTAAAATAAAGTTTGCAGCACCACCACCTTGAGGGCAAGCTACATTGCTATAAGATACATGTAATCTATTTTGTTCCGACCAAATAACTTGATCAGATGTCATTGGCATTTCAGCGCCAACCATTCTAAGGAAACCGTTTAAAGTTCTGTTTCCATATCTTTCTACCTCAGCTTCATAAACTTCTGGTAGATATTGCTGTACGAAGTCATTCGCACCGCCATTAAATGCTAAATAATTGTTAGCAAGTAATAATTGTTGTTGAGAAGGTATAATACTTCCAAACACAGGAGAAATTTGTCCCATAATAATTAATTTTGTTTTTAGTTAAATTTTCTTGTTTTAATCTTCAGTTTAGAAGAATCAAGACCGCTGATAGCTTTAACTTTTAATCCACCAACAAAAACGTCTGAATTAGGACTTTCCCTAACCTCTTTGCTTATGTTTTTAGACTTAGCAACAATATCTTTAGTAGCGTCGGATTTACCTTGCTCATAAAAATGCTGCGCTATTTTGTCAACATTGTCAGCAGCATACATAGCTTTGTGATAACCTTTAACATCTTTTACATTTCCTTTTTCGTCTAAGAACTTCTTAATTATGTTAGAAACATCTGATTGTTTAGTTCCAACTTCACTTGGATTTTTAACTCCGTATCTAAATTTTTTTTCTCCAACGTTGATGTCAAAACCTTTGAAATCATCAGAAAAATATTCTTTAGTATTAGACTTAAATGCCTCATGTTGTTGTTGAGCCGTGCTTTGCTCTTCATTATAGCGATTGAAAAAGTCCATAGCTTTTTGTTGGTCTTGTGTCATACCAGGTCTCAACTTGATTTCCTCGTAATATTTACTTTTTAAACCATTTAAATGCTTTTGAGCTTTTGCAACCTCTTCTTTATACGCAAGTTTCTTTTTACGAATCTCACGCTCCTCGTCCACCTCTTCATCATATGAAAAATTATCTTCAATCATAAAGTTAATTTCACTTAAATCCAAGTGTGATTTGGCTTGTTTGTAATACTCTCTTAATAGAGTATCATTATCTATATTAGAATAGTCAGCGTTTAACCTAACATAATCTTCTAATGTTCCACCTGTTTCTTTCATAAAGTCCACGACTTTTTCGATGTTCTCAGGTAATTTAGCTACCTCTCTTACCTCTTCAGGTGTAGGAGCAATAACTTTTTCTTCAATCTTTTCACCTAGTTGTAATATTTCTTCTTCAACAACCTCTTCAATAGGTTTTACTTCTTCTTCTTCTTTAATTTCAGAAACTGGGCTGGACTCTGATACTTGTTCGTCCACTTTAGGGCTATCTCCGGTTTGTTCTTCCACAACCACCTTCTCTGTTTTTCCGACTTGAATGGCATCTGTTTCAGTTTTAGGTTTTGATAAATCTATTTTAATAGGTTCATCACTTTTTGTTAATTGTTTTGGCTTTTTAAGTTTTACCTTAAACGTGCCTTCTTGTTTTACTTGTTCTGACATAATATAATATAATAAAAATTAATAAATAATTTATCGCGGTGTAAACTGCTCTAAACCTATACCGCCTAATCCATCATTACCAGATGATTCAAAATCTGTAGGTAATAAATCGTTTTGACGTTGTTCAATCATTTTTGATTGCTGTGTAGCTTGTATTTTTGTTCTTTTATCTTTACGATCTTCTATCTCTGCTTCTTTATTAGCTTCTCTAGAATTTTTCATTTGAGCTAATTGAAGTTGATATTGAAACTCTTCTGCCATTAATTGTTTTTTAATTAATGCTTCTTGTTCCATTCTTTGTATTTCAAATTGAGACTTAGCCTGCTCTATCTGTATTTCAGTATTAGCTAAAGCCTCTTGTTTTTGTACCTCATTTAAAGCGGCTTGTTCAGCAGTTTGTGCGTTTGCTTGTGCTTGCGCTTGTATCTGTTGTTGTTGAGCTTGTTGATCTTGTTTTTGTTTTTCTATTCTTCTATATTTTAATATTTGATTAGCTAGTGTTAAATTTTTAACTTCTCTAATATCAATAGCATCTTCAAGATAAATTTGACCAGACTGCAATGCTACTTGTATGTTTTGTTCTAGCATAGCTTTTTCTTCTTCTTCTGGCTCTAATTCTAAATAAATACCAAACTCATACAGGTGAAGCGTAGTCATTTCTTGTAGATTTCTAGCGTTTGTTAATGATATACTTTGTATTAAAGCTTCTCTTGTTAGGTCAAAAGATAAAGCATCAGCTATTCTAAGAGATATATTTTCACAAGTTCTAAGAGTTAAATACAGACTTGCATCTAATATATGTTTTGTTGCTATATTCGAAGCATTTGCCGCCATTTTTTGTAAACCTACTAAAGCATTAGGATCTGGCATTGAACCATCTCTAGCTTCGTTTAATCCAGTTACATCCCTTATCATTTGTAAATAATATTGATAAGTATTTATTAAAGCTTGAATTTTTGCATTAGAAGCAGAAGTTTGTAGTTCTTGTATAGGGACTTTTCCTCTATTAGGATCTCCATCTTGAGTTAAACTTCTACCAACTATACTACCAGTTTGGAAATACATGTTTAAAGCTTCTTGTGGATTATAGTTAGTGCCATTGCCTAAATCAACCTCTGCTAAACCATCAACATCTACAAACACACCATCTGGAACCATACGTTGAATTACTTGTTGTAATTTTAACGATGTAAGTTGAATCATATCAGCAAAACTAGTTATACGGCTTACTAAAGATTCCATACGACCTTGGTATAAACTTGGTGCACACAACGTGTAATTCATGTTTACCTTTGTTATATTGCTATTTGGTCTTGTCATATTTTCAGACATTTTCCATTCTAACATTTGTGGCACACCCATAACTTTAGCACCCGTAAACAAAACTTCAATACTTCTTGAAACTCTTTCAAACCCATCATTTGGTGGTGGATTAAAGTAGTCAGGTTTTTCTATAGCTTTTTCTAAACCTTGCTCTGTTTGTTTAATTTTAAATACTTGATCAATAAAAGTTTTATATTCAAAAAATAATATTTGAACTAAGTCGTTGTCATAGTTAGGATTTGCTATATAGCCATCTCTACCGGGGTATCTCACCATTTTTTGAAGCTCATCATCAGTTAAATATGGAAACTTCTTTTTTATTTCAGCTAAAGTTAATGACTTTATTTCGCCTACATAATATATATCTTCGAAATTAGGATCATTACTATATGAATAAACTAAATTAGCAGGATCAACATAATCAACTATAACTCCTTCAGATTTATTAAAGCTTGTTTTAACAGCACCTATACCTATAGTTACTATATCTTCTACTAATCTTCTTTTTGTAAGTTGATATTTATTAAAAGCTAAAGTGTTGTTAACAGCTTCCTCTTCTGCAATTTCTATTGATTGCTTATAATTAAGTTGCATGTGAACCTCAAGCTCTTCTTTTGATTGTGGTAGTTTAGAAGCATCAGAATTGTACATATCTAAACCTGTAAGCTCTTTTACTTTGTTTAAATAATCTTGAGCCATCATGTCTCTATATATACCACCTACATAATCTGTTCTTTGTTTTAAAGAAAAAGGATCTTGTGCAAAAGCTTTTAAATCATATTTTTTAGCGGCAATACCATTTACAACTATATCTACAAACTTAGGTATAATAGGTACTGGTTTCCAGTCTAAATTTAAATAAGATAAATCACCATTAATAGATAACTCATCTTTGTATTTTTGTACGTTTTGCTCTCCTCTTGCATATAATCTTAAATTATGAAATTGTTGATAGCCATTGTTCCATCTACTACCATTAACTCTACCACCTCTAAACCATTCATATTCAATAGCTTGCCCAACTTTCAAACCATACTCTAACGTTCTCTTTTCTTCCTCAGATACCATCTGACTTGGAAACGCACTATTAATACCAGTGTTTAATTTCATCTATTAATTATTTTTGATTCATTGCCTCTATTATCATACTTAGAAAAGTTTAAATTTAAAGGTTCTTTAACAACCTCGGCAACGGGTCTATATTTATTTTTATTACAAGCCATAATAGCTAAACCCGAACTAATTGAAGCATCGTGTTTAGTTCTATTGTTTATATCAAAAGCAGCCCAGTCTTCTAGTGTTCTTTGAAAATACATTGTACCGTATTGTTCATTATTATAACCAACAAACATTTCTATATAAGCTTCAATTGCCGCTGCGTGGGCTTGTTTAACGTCTTCACTTGAATTAGGTATACCACCTATTTCTTTTTCTGTTATAGATAATTTATGCATTGTTTTATCAGGTCTGTTCATTGAATAGCCTCTATAACCTCTTCTTTTAAAATGATATAACAATCTAGGTTTATTGTTTTCTGCAAGTATAGGCATACCATAAAACACACAAGCCATAAGTACATCTTCAAAAAATATTTCAGCAGTTTGAGGTCTAGCTATATACTCTAAAAACAATAAGTTGGGTGGAGCGTCTTCCATACTAAACTTAGTTAAACCGTGTAAAGAACCTTTAGAACCTCTACCGTCTACAGTTCCTGATATATCATAACTATCACATCCAAAAGCACCCATATGCTCATTTCCTGGAAACTTTCTACCATTTTTAATAAGAACTCTGTTCTGTTGATTGACATTTGGTACCCATGAAACAAAAAATCTACCTTGTTTACTTGGAACAAACATAACGCTTGTATCTTTAATCCCATCTTCCCATTGAAAATTACCTTGTGTAATAACGTTAGAGTGTTTTAAATCTTCGTTGTAATCTATTTGCTCATAGATTTTTGTAAGATTAAATAATGACTGTTTTGTTTCATCTCTGAACGCATGTTTTTCAGTACGAGGAAACTGTCGGTATAATTCATTGAGTGCATCAGGGTCGTCCTTAAGACCATCTACTTCATTTTCCCAGTGTTCAATAACTCCGATTTCAATTGGGAAACCATCTGGCCCTTTCTTTTTTTCTGTGGGTGTCTCAAAGACAGGTAATCCATAAGAATCAATGTATCCTTCGTAATTCCATTCCATAGGTATGAACAAGCTATATAATCCCGAGCTAGTCTGCCCATTGCGGTTTCTTCTGGTAACATTTGAGTCATCATATAATTTTTTATAGTTTCTACCTCCTTTATCTAAAGCGTTTGAGGTTGAACCCATCATACACTTACCTATAATTCTAGAACCTAATCTTAAACAAGTTTTTGTAACCCTCCAATTGTTTAATATATTGTCAGGTTTTTCCCACTTTCCAGATTCATCATGCACAAGTAATTTTAATTTTTCACCATCATAACTATTGTCTCCAGTGTTCTTCCAGTCAATAGTCGTGTCTAATCCTTGTAATTCTTCTAATTGTTCGTTACTATCTAGTTTACGTCTTGTAAATCTGCTAGCAGGAACTCTGTATGCAAGCTCTGTTTTCGGCCGATCCATACCGTCTTGAATTGGCTTGAAGAAAAACGGGTAGTTGACGGAAATAGGTACGATTTTATCGGTAAACATTTTCTTCGCATCAGCCCCTGATTTTGAAAGGACACCGTATCTAGCATCACTAGAGATAGTGGCAAGGTTGACTGTTTCGCCAGATGCCATGAATGAAAAACCAGACCGTCTGTTTTTGAGGTAGCACATTCCGTAGCAACGTTTATCTGCTTTACAAGCTTCCCAGAATATATAGAATAATCTGTTTGCTTCTCGAAAGTCTGCTTGCCCAACATCAATCTTGGACCATTGCAGGTACATGTAATGAGTACCAGTAATATAAGTAGCTTTACCCTTGTTAGTAAACCAATAACCCTCGTGACGTCTCGCAAATTCTCTATCAATATACTCATACCATTTTTCTTTAAAATCATCTGGATATTGCTTCCAATCAAATATTGTTTTGATTTTTTTTAATGTTTTAGGATAATCATGTGTTTGCCATTCATCAGCCTCTGTAAAAACTTTATTTTCTTTTGGCAAAGCTATTTTAAGGTTTTGTATTTCATATACTTCACCTATCTGTCCTGATTTAGATATTACAATAACATCGTATTCTTTATTATATCCATACTCCCACTTTTTAGATTTGTTTAATCTTTTTACAGCTTGTGGTTTTATGTGATCAATTACTTTATATAAAGTTTGCTTGTACATTATTTAGATCTTCTTTCTGCAAAACCTCCAAAAGCTTTAGCTTGAACTTGTTCTTTTGGCTTTTCGTTTAACATATCTTCCTCTTCTTTAATACGATTAAGTATTTCAAAAGCATCAAATATAGCTAACTTTTTAGTTGCAGCAGCGTTCTTTAATCTATCAGCTGATATGTCATCATCAGAATCAACTATAGCTTCTTTAGCTACTTTAATAAGTTCCTCAACTGCTATGTGCCCAGCTAGGATTATATTCTTCTTCGTTTCCTTGACGTTCATGTTTAATTACAATATCATTAGATTTCATACAATAAAGACGTTTGCCATCAACGACAAAGTCATATTCTCCATTAGGTGTGTAACCAACTAAGTCTCCCTCGTTAATTCCTAGCGCTTCTAACGCACTATTACCATATTTTAATACACCAATAAGATATTGCTCCTGATCAGACACTGTATTGTCATTACTTTTAATTGGACTCACAAAGCATCTATTGTTAATAGATTTCCATTTGTCTTTTCTTTTGTATAAATATACTTGATCTAATTGAACAAAATATAAACCGTCTTTAAAATAAGACTTACTATTTTTTTCTTCACCTCTAATATTGTACCATCTTCTAAATACATTGTGATGAATCATTATTAAATCACCTTTTTTTATAACAGTGTTAACCGATAAAGGCACTTCAATAACTTTAGCTATATTGTTTACAGACTTAAAAGTTTCTACTTGAGTATTAATTATAAGGCTTTTGTCACCTATTTTTACTTTATTATTATATCGCTGGCCAAAAGGCTCAACGATAAAATCAAATAAGCTTTTCACTAATATTCTAAATCATAATCAACGGATATAGCCATGTTAGAATTAAATTTCTTCCACGGCAATACCTCTATTTGTTTTTTGATGTAAATATTAAAAGAATTGTCTTTAGTATCAGAAAGTATATGAGATATTGTGTGACCACCATATACTGACTGCCCTAACGAATAGTGCATAGCATCAGTTTTATAGTCAGAACCAATACTTATCTTTCTAATTACAGATGACATTATTTCTTATCTTCTTCTTTTTCAATTGGAGTATATGTTCCATCTTCTAAATTAATATTTATAGATCCATACTCTTCTTCTAACTCTTTTTTAAAGTCTTCAGTTTCTTTGTTTACTTCATGAAACTTAGATAATACTGAGGTTTTCTGGGCTTCTAAAAATCCTACTTCGTTTAACAACTTGTTTAAGTCTTTTTGAAAGCCTTGAATTTTTTCTAATTGGTCTTTTTTAATTTCCATTTTTAATTTAATTTGATTATTTGCCTATTGATTTAAATTTCTCTGCACCACGTGAACCGAAATAGGCAACATAAACGGTTATAAGTAGTGATTTTAAAAGATCTATCCAACCGGTATCTATACCAAATGATATATCAAACCCGTCTAATAGAATAAAAATTACAAGTGATATTGTTAAGAATATTAATGTCATTGGCCTTGTGTTTTTTGAAAGCCATGAATCCGATTTCATATCGCTTTCCCAGCGTTTAGATATTTCTTGTAATTCTATAGTGTCTTGCTCTAACAATTTAAGAGCTGTCTCTTTGTCTTGTGGTGTTAAGTCTTCATCTTTGTCTATCAAGTTCTTAACCATACCTAGTGCAC